CACAGAACTCCAAGCCTTCGCCGCGATGTTTCGTATGCCTATTACTCCTACCATCGCAGATTGGGTTATTGGTCTCGATGATTGCTTCTTAGCTGCGATTGCAGAGAAAGATAGTTAAGGTAAAAACAGGTTAAGAATCAATAGGTTAGGTATAATATAACTAATTGATTCTGTTGTGTATTTTGATATCACCCTATTTAGGATGGTGCCGTATGGCAGATATCGCAACACTAGGCATTGCAGTCGACTCATCCGATGTAACAAACGCCGATCGTGCGTTGGTTCGCTTAACTAATACTGCTTCAGGTGCAGTGAGTGCTGTGAAGGGGTTGGTGGGTGCTTGGGCGGGATGGCACGTTGTCAAGTCTATTATCGTTGAGTCCGCCCAGTTGAATGCTCGGTTTGAGACGATGGGGGTCGTGCTCAATGTGGTCGGTAGGAATGCAGGATACTCCGCCACCCAGATGGCGGGATATGAACAGTCCTTGCGCAAGACGGGCATCGCGATGATTGAAGCTCGTGAAACACTCACCCGCATGTCACAAGCGCAACTTGACCTATCTAAGACATCATCCCTTGCTCGAGTAGCCCAAGATGCCGCCGTTGTGGGGGGCATCAACTCTTCTGCAGCGTTCGAGCGTATGGTGCAGGGTATCCGATCCGGTGAAGTTGAAATTTTGCGGACCATCGGCATCAATGTAAGTTTCCAACAATCGTATGAGAAAACCGCGAAAGAGCTGGGAAAGAATGTAACCGCTCTTACGGAGGCTGAAAAGACGCAGTCCAGGATGAATGCCGTCTTAGCTGAGGGAGCCAAGCTCTCGGGCGTCTACGAGGCTGCAATGGGCACTGCCGGCAAGCAGATGCAGTCCATGAAACGCTACACGGATGATTTGAAGGTCAAGTTCGGAGAAGTGTTCAATGAGTCGCTGACGGTCAGTATCTTTGCCCTGTCTGATGCATTCAAATTTGCCGGACGCGAAATGGACGCGCTTGCGGCTGATAAAGAACTCTCACGGTGGGGTGAGGATCTCACAGATACATTCGTAAATTTAGCCGATGCTGTTCATAATACCTATCTACGTTTCCATATGTTATATAAGGCGACATCTTTGGGTATGGGAGGCATCAAGGACTTTTTTACGTCTGGCACTCAGAAGGAGTTTGATGCTAAGTCAGCGAGCCGCTACGCAGAGTGGGAAAAGAATTTCACATCCGACGTCAACAAGGGTGACGCTTTTGTTCGTGCATTGGAGGATCGTCGTAAATCAAAAGCGCGTGATACTTACCTAGGAAAAGGTACATACGGCGGGTCAGACCTCGCGCGTGTATCGAAAGGTTTTGGTATTTCTGCTGGCGGAGATCAGGCATCATTACTTGCTGCCCAGGATGCTGACTTCTTCTTAACGAAGCCTGGAAGTGCGGGTGGTGCTGGATCAAAAACAACCGGTAAATCTGCAACTGATAAAGTAAAGGATTTTATTGATGTGCTGAAGAAGGAAGCCACTACCTTGGGCATGACATCCGAGGAGCATAAGAGGTATGAAGCCTCCTTACTTAAGATGTCCTCAGCTCAAAAGACTACAGTAGATAGCTTACTGAAGAAAATTGAAGCGCACAAGGACGAGCTTGCTACAGCCCAGCGCAGCAATGAAGCGTGGGATGCAAGTTTCGAGGTGATTGAGAAGCTTCGTGTCGAGCAGGAAGATGCTATCAAGACACAAAGAATTTGGTTGGAGGGTATGAACCTAGAGTTCTCTCTTCTAGGTAAAACAAATGAGGAGCGTGAGATCGAGCTTCGACTGCTTTCTTTGCGTAAGGCAGGTGTGAACGCTCCTGGTATGGAAAAACAAATACACGATGCTACATACCAGTCTGCTGCAAATCAGTATACGAAAGCAGCGATGACGACTCAGGAACGCTTCATGGAAGAACGCACACGTGTTGATAAAATCTATACGGAAGGTGGGTTCGGTTCCCCGGAAAGTGTACTTTCGATGCAGAGGTATTCTGCTGCAGTCGGTGTCGTCAATGAGAACTACAAATCCCTAAGCTATGAATTGGGCGGAGCCCGTACGGGCTGGTTGTCGGGTGCAGAATCTGGCCTTAACTTTTATTCTGAGTCTCTCAAGAACACATTTGTCCAAGCTGAGTATGTCGCTTTGCATTCCTTCAAAAGCATGGAAAATTCCCTCACTAACTTTGTTATGACCGGCAAGCTCGACTTCAAGAGCCTGGCAGACAGCATCATTGCCGACCTGGTACGCATCGCCATCCAGCAAAGTATCACTCGCCCGCTGGCCGCTGCCGCATCTGCATTCCTGCCTTCGATCTTCGGTGTCAAATCTGCACAAGGCAATGTATTCAACAGCGCCGGTTTATCCGCCTACAGCAACCAGATCGTCAGCCAGCCCACAGTATTCCCGTTTGCGCACGGTATCGGCCTGATGGGCGAAGCCGGCCCCGAGGCGATCATGCCGCTTAAGCGCGGGCCGGATGGCAACTTGGGCGTTCGCGGAGGTGGCGGCAGTATTAGCGTAGAGATGACCTTTAACGTTGACGCTACTGGAGACGACCCTGGCACGGTGGCGCGTCTCCAGGATGCAGTCGCACGTATCGCCAGCAACCTCAAGCCAGCTGCCATCGCCGCAGTGCGCGAGGCGATGCTTAAAAACCGCACTTCACCAGCCTTCTGACCATGAGCGGAACTTTCCCGACCTCCCCAGCGCCGTCCTCGATAACAGTGAAATCGCAGCAGCCTACGCGAGTTAGCACTACGCAGAATCTCAGGCGGCAGGTGCGGGGTGGCAGTGTGCAGCGCTGGGGATTCATCCTGCAATGGAGCGCACTAGAACGCGCCAGCCTGGCGCCGATTTTGGCCTTCGCGCTAGCACAAAAAGGTCAGTTCGAGAGCTTCACCTTCACGCCTCCGGTGCTGGGAAGTGCACAGTCCGTTGGTGGCGGAACGCCTTTGATAAACGGCACTACAGCCAGCGGTAGAAGTATCCCGACCGATGGCTGGACGCCTTCGATCACCGTGCTGAAGGCCGGCGATTTCGTCAAGTTCGCCAGTCACAGCAAGGTTTACATGCTCACCGCCGATGCGACCAGCAACGGCAGCGGCCAGGCCACGCTGTCCGTCGAGCCGGGCCTGTATGCCAGCGTTGCGGACAACAGCGCCGTAACGCATACCAACGTGCCGTTCACCGTCGCGTTTACCAAGGACGACCAGGAAACCGGCATTCAGCCTGGCATCATTGCCACCTATGCCTGCGAACTGGTGGAGGTGCTATGAGCGGGCGCAGCGCATCGGCGGCAGCGCAGACCCAGATCGCGCTGGCGGCCAACCGACCATTTCACCTGTTCGAAATTTATTTCAGCGGCGTCACCGCGCGCAGCAGCGATGCCTTTCGCAATATCGACTGGGGCGGCAATACCTATTACGCGCTTGGGCACTACATCAGCTTTGATGGCGTCGAGGAAACGGCTGAATTGCAGGTCAACCAGGTCAAGATCACCCAGACCGGCGTCGCTAGCACCTTCATCAGCCTGTACTTGAGCAACGAATACATCGACCGCCGCGTCGTGATCCGCAAAGCCTTCCTGGCCAGCGATGACACCGTGGTCGTGGACCCGTTCCCGATTTTCGATGGACGCTGCGATGCGCCAGAGATCAATGACGACCCCGAATCTGGCACTTGCACGGTGTCCATTTCCGCGTCATCGCATTGGGTCGATTTCGAGCGCAAGCCCGGCCGGCACACCAACCACGAAGAACAACAAATATGGTTCCCGGGAGATCAGGGATTTGAGTTTGTGAGCCAACTTAACAAGGAATTGACATGGGGCAGATGACATCCGATGCCGTAACCGGCTGTTTTCTGGTGCCCCAGGCGGCCCCGATGCAGCAGCAGATCGAGCAGTTCGAGGCAGACGTGCTGGCCCGATTGCCACCCGCCGAAATGCCGTTGGAGCATTTATTCAGTGAGGGCATTTACGCCCGCAAGATTCTGATCCCGGCCGGCGTGATGGCTACCGGGCGCGTCCACAAATACCGCGCCTTGAACGTGCTGCTATCAGGCGAGATTTCCGATATGACGCCGCACGGTATCGTGCGCCACATCGGCCCCAAGGTGTGGGTCGGCGAGCCGGGCGTCAAGCGACTGTTGTATGCCCACACTGACACCATCTGGATGACGGTTCACGCCACGGACGAAACAGACCCCGAAGAAGTGAAGGACATGCTGACGGCAGCCACTTACGCCGAATTCCTGGCATCTGAAACTCGGAGGCTGGCATGACGTTCGCGGCAGTCGGTGCGTGGGTCGCTGAAGCTGTTGTTCTGACAGCCTTTGAGGCCGGCGTCACGGGTATGCTTTACGCCGGCCTCTACTACGCAGTCGCGGCTGGCGTGGCGATGGTTGGCTGGTCGCTGGTGGCGTCCGCGCTGGCTCCTAAACAGAGCGGAGCGTCTCAAGCCGATCAGGGGATACTGGTCAACACCTCCAGCACCGCCGACCCGCTGCCGGTCATCTATGGCTATCGCAGATTCGGCGGCACGCGGGTGTTGAGTGAGGTATCAAGCAAGTCAGGCACCACTTTCAGCGACAAGAAAAACGGCTATCTGCACTTGATCATTGCACATTGCGAAGGCGAGATTGCAAGCATCCCAAACATCTACGCGGACAACAAGGATATTTGGGATTACGACACCTTTGCCTGGTATTACATCAAATACCCCGGCACCGATGCGCAGGCTGCGTGTTCCGCACTCATCACGGCGACGACGATCAGCTTGACTGGAACCTACAGTCAGAGCGGCACCACGGTGACGATCACCGCAACAGCACACAAACGCGCCGTTGGCGAAACGCTGACGCTCGACTACACCAGCGGCACTGCCGTGGATGGCGCGTTTGTGGTTGTATCCGTGCCCACTGTGGACACCCTCACTGTCACCGCAGCAGGCAGCCTTACCACCAGCGGAGATGTCTCGATCTCGGCCAGCAAGTGGACGGCAAATCATAAGCTGTCAGGCGTCGCCTACACCTGGCTGGTTCTCAAGTACGACACCAATGTCTGGAAAAGCTTCCCGACGATCACTGCCGACATCAACGGACGCAAGATTTACGACACGCGCAGCGGCCTGACCGTGTGGAGCGACAACCCAGCGTTGATTATCCGCGATTACCTGACCAACACTCGCTACGGACGCGGCGTAAGCGCCTCGGATATCGACGACACCAGCATCACGGCTGCCGCCAATACCTGCGACGAACTGGTCGCCACGCCTACCGGCACACAAAAACGCTACCGCATCAACGCCATCGTGGACACCAGCCAGCCGGCGCTAGATAACCTGCGCCACATGCTCACGTCTTGCCGTGGCGTGCTGATCTTCACCGGCGGCAAATACAAACTAATCATCGACCAGGCCACCAGCCCGACCTTCACCTTCAGCGAGGACAACATCATCGGCGCGTGGAGCATCAAGCTGGGTGAGAAGCGTGCGCGGTTTAATCGCGTCCGCGCCAACTGGATCAACCCGGACAACGAATGGCAACCCGCCATCACCGTGCGCGACTCCACCACCTTCCGCAGCGCCGATAATGGCCTGATGCTGGAAGCGCAGATCGAGTACCCCTACGTTACCGACCCGTATCAGGTGCAGCGGCTGGCTGATATGCACCTAAAACAGAGCCGCTTCGGCATTACTTGCAGCTTCCGCGCCACCATCGCCGGCATGCTGTGCGAGGTTGGTGATGTGGTCAACATCACACACCCGACCCCTGGCTGGATAATAGCTAAACCATTCAGGGTCATGCGCATCGGCCTGTTGTCGTCGGATGAAGTCGAGGTGACTTGCACCCAGTACGACGCCAGTGTTTACACGCCGGACACGTTGACCGTGCCGCGCGTCAGTGAGACGACCAACCTGCCGCTGTTTGGCACCCCTACCGCGCCCACAGCGCTGACCTTGGCTAGCGGAGACACGCATCGACTGATCTCGCCGGACGGCATCGTCACCCCGCGCATTTACGCAAGTTGGACAGGGAGCGACGACGCGCAGGTCACTGAATACGAGGTCCAGTTCAAGAAGACAACCGAATCCGTCTACACCAGCTTATTCGTGCCAGCGACGGAAACAGGCACTTATCTTGCCCCGATGCAGTATGGCGCTGGGTATGACGTGAGAATCAGGGCAGTCAACATTGCCGGCTTTAACTCTGCTTGGATCAGTGGCACCCATACCGTCACCGCCAGCCCCTCGCAGCCGAACGACCTGCCCATTGACGTGCAGACCTTCACCAGCGGCGGCACCTGGACCAAGCCGAGCCGAGGCCGCGTCGCCATGATCGAATGCTGGGGCGGCGGTGGTGGCGGGGGCAGAAATGCGGCGGCCGGCGGTGGTGGCGGTGGCCTCTATGTTTCCGCCTGGATACCGCTGTCCTCTCTGGGGGCAACTGAAACAGTATCCGTTGGAGCGGGTGGCGCTGGCATTTCATCTGCAACCATTGGGTCAGGTTCATCTGGCGGTAATTCCATGTTCGGATCTCTGGTCACCAGCTACGGCGGACAAGGCGGAATCGCAGGAACCATCCCAACCAACCCCGGTGGTGGTGGCGGGGGCAACGGCGACGGCGTCAACAACACCGGCAAGAACGGCGGCGGTGGCGGTTCGTACACCGGCTCACCCGCCAAGGCGTCCCCCTCAGCCGGTGGAGGTGGCGGCTCCGGCAGTTCGGTAATCCTTAATTCGGGCGGCGACTCGACCGAAGGCGGTGGCGGTGGTGGTGGCTATCGAGGTGGCGGCGGTAACTTTGGCCTGGGCGGCGCTAGTGTGCGCGCCGGGAGTGGTGGCGCTGCGGGCGGCAA